GAGCGGCGCTTCGCCCAGCATGATCTTGTTCACCGAGCGGAAATCCCGTGCGCTGGTTTGGCGGCCAAGCTGGCGAATGCCGGAAGGTGCAGCCTGGTAGCTGTCGCGCAGCAGGCGGCCGACCGTGTCGCCCAAGATGATCGGAAAGTCCGAGGTCGTGTGCAGGGCGCGTGTGACGAGGCTGGCAGGGGAAAGGCCCATGGTGCTTTCGCCGCGCAGGCTCAGCAGGTCCTTGGACATGTCCACGGGGGTTGCATAGGCGTAGCGGCGCGCGGGCTCGCTCAGTTGGTGGCGTGGATTGATCCGAGCGTAGAGCGCTTCGCCCATCTGGCGCGCACGCAGGGCCGGGTCGTCGTGGCTTTCGCCCACCTCGACACGGACCTGTTCGGTGCGGATGGCTGGCGAACTGCGGCGCGCAAGTGCTTCGAAAGCAGCGCGTCGAGCCATGTCGGGATCGGCGTTTGCGTCAATCTGGCTGTCGACCCAGGTCTGATCGAGGCCAGCGATTTTGCCGATGGCGCGGATTTCGGCATTTGCGGCGGCGCGGGTTTGTGCATCGTTCCCGTTGGGAACGGTGCGCTGAGGGTCAACCTCGTTCTCATTGGAAACGAGGTGCGTGGTGTCAGTCATATCTGTCTCCATGCGAATATGGGCGCCGGGATCGGCGGGTGTTGGAACAAGGGAAATCTCGTGAGGGGTCCAGCGCACGGCGGTCAGCACGCGCGCGCCGTTCTCCGTGCTCTCAGACCAGCGCTCGACCGAGTAGCCGACTGAAATGTGGCGCAGGATGCCAGCCACGACATCTTGCCAGATGGGCTCCACCTCCGGCCGCGCGGAAAACTGCAAGACGGCCGTTCCATGTTGACCATTGACGGTGGCGGTGCGCACGGTGCCGAGCACATCGCGCACTGCGGATTGGCGGTGGGCATCGAGAACGCTGGCCCCCTCGAGGCGGGAGAGGTCCACCGCATCGGGGGCGAGGCTCAGGCGCTCTACATAGGGGCCGCCCATGTCGCGGCGGCGCACGGGGGCACCGGTGGACCAAACTACCTCGACATTGCGCTCGGCCAGATTGACCGATTGCGGGCGCAGGGTGGCGCGACGCAGGTGAATAGGACCGCTATCCATACCAGCATGCTGCGGCGAAATTGTCTCAACCATGGGGGATGTCCTTCTGCTGCGTGGCAGCGTTTTGACCGAACCCGAGCCCCATCCCGTCGGCGCGCTCTTTGTCGGCCGCTATCTCGGCGTCGACCTGTTCGGCATCGTAGCCACGCTCAGAAATCGCCTGGCTGCGGGATTTGAGCCCTGCGTCGATGGCGAGGATCTCGGCCTGCACATCCTTCATCGGATCGACGTAGTCGAACTTTGGCGGCAGCCAGCTGCATCCCAGATAGGCGGCGGGATCGGCGCCGAAATTGCGGGCAGGCAGATCACCGGTTAGGACCGCGAGGCGCACGAAGCGTTCCCAGATCGGGCGGCAGAACAGATGCACGACCACGTTGTGCTGCAACTGCTCAACGCGGCGGCGGAACTCCACGAGCCCCGCGCGGATCGAGGAATAGGTCACCCCCTCGAGGTCGCCAGAAACCAATTCGTAAGGCAGGCCAAGCCCGGCCGCGACGGCGCGCAGGTGGTTCTTTACGAAGGGCGCATAAGCATCGTGCTCGGTCGGGTTGGAAAACCGGATGTCTGCGCCAGGGGGTAGGGGAATGAGGCTGCCTGGTTCCATGCCCACGGTGAGCACGCCAGAGCGGTTGTCGCCGGAAAGGCCGCCTACCGTGCCATCGGGGTCGGTGATGAAGCCGGTGAACAGCGCCGCCACCTTGGCTTTGACCAGCGTTGCATCCTCGAATTGGTCGAGTTCATGGAGGCGGAGCAGGACCGGCGCGAGCCAGGTGATGCCGCGCAACTGCCCTGCGACCAGAGGTTTGAACAGGTGAAGGCAATCGGCGGCGGGGACGCGGATCGGGCTCATGCGGAAAGACCCGAGGGGATCGCCCGGACGGGCGGTTGACACCCGATAGGCGATCCGGCGCCCGGCAGAGTCGAACTCGATGCCAGCGCGTATCCGCGCCCCGCCGCCGATATCACGATGCAAATCCGTGGGGACCTGCTCGCGATCCAGAAGTTCAATGTGAAGGGGGATGCCATCGGCGGTGTCGTTGATACGCAACCGGGCGAAGCTTTCGCCGCTTTCCACCATGGCCCGCACCGCCATCGATTGCAGGCCGTAGAAATCAGCAAGCCCATCCGGGGTGGCCTGATCGGTCCAATGCAGCCAGAGCGCCTGCAGCCGTTCGCGCACCGCGCGGTCGGGGTGGGTAGACTGGGGCTTAATCCCGGCGCCGACGACGTTGCCAACGAGGCTATCCAGCGCCGCCGCGACCCAAGGGTTGTTGCGCGCATACCAGCCTGCCCTGCGTGCGGCAGGCGTGGCCCCCGCAAGAATCGCCGTGTTCAGGCTGTCCAGCGTGCGAGGCTGATCCCAGCGCCGCCCTTGGCCCGCCGCGTCAAAGGACCGGGTTCCGCCCCGGCCCAGAAGTTTTCGAAAGAGTGTCCGCATAAGCGGAGACTCTCACATCCGCTCAAACAGTGGTATCAGAGCGGGTGGGAAAGGTTGGGAAAGCTCCGTAATCCAACTCCCCCTGCTAACTTCGCCCACCAACCGCAGCGCCAAACGTACGAGAAGCAAGTCGGGAAACGAGACGATGGAACAAGAGACGCTCGTACAGAGTTCTTCATGGCAGGGTTGAAGCAGGCCGTTGGGCCGGACATCTTATCGACCATTGTGAAGACCATTACCGATCTGATAGCCTCAACGCGAACCGGTAGCGCAACGACGGTTACCCACTGAACTCTTGAGTATTGTGAGGGTCGATTGAGAAAAGCATCTATGCTTGTGTTCCGACGCATTACACCGGCGGATTTTTTCAACATCTATAAGGAACGTGGCGCAGAAGAGGGTGGTGGCGGTCAGTCATACATCGATGTCGATACCAGCGGTGTTTCGTTAGCAGATTGGTCCGATTTCTTTGTCGGCATCACTCCGAGGTTGATGGCTCAGAGTTTTCCACAGTGGACATTCAAAGTTCAGAGTCTAAGCCTAGGTCTAGAGCAATCCCTCAAGATTAGTCAGCGACGTGGCACGACCGTTAGCATTCGCGAGCAAAAGTTAGCGAGCCGGAGGTCTAACAGAGTTCATGCGTGGCACCCGGCAAAAACTGGATTTCCGAGTCCTAAGGGCCAGCTCGAAAGTTCCGCTGATCCGCAAATCGCACCGCTAATCAAGGGTCTCGTGGTTTTTATCATTCGGGCGACGGACGGTACGTACTGGGCGGGATGGATGAGAGAACAAGATCGTCCATTGTCTTGGGCCTTTCCTCCAGTTCTTGACCCACTGTTTGCTGAAGGCGACGGGATTATCCGATTTGCGACTGCTTTGGATTTTGACGAGACAAATTTGCATTGGCCATTCATCGCTTCAAAGGCTTCAGTCAGCGCCCCGAATACAAAGCCTTCTGGTGCTTCGACCTCCAGCAAGCTGTCAACTGGCCCTGCTACTGCGGTACCTGCTTTTGGAACGGCGTCACCGAATGCAACTTCCAATAAGCAGCCAAAGTTTCGAGAAATGACCGAGGCGGAAGCAGCAAGCGCTCTTTTTGATGCGGACTACAGTTCTGCAACTCCGGCCGTCAAAGAGATAGTAATGAAAGTCCGAGAAAGGAATCAGAAGGCAGTAAAGGCACTCAAAGATCTATACGGCGAGTGCCAGATCACGGGAGCTAAGTATGTTTTTAAGAAGTCTGACGGAAAACCATATCTCGAAGTCCACCATCTGATACCGCTCGGCCAAGGCGGCGCCGATGCGCCTGCGAATCTGGTTGTCGTAAGCGCTCACATTCACCGTATGTTGCACTATGCAGAGGTGACAGGTCTCGATCTTACAAAGATTTCGGGTAACGAACTGCCAATCGAGATCAATGGTGAAGCGCATGTAATCCGATGGCGACCTGACCATGTTGCCGCAATAACTGGGACAGAATGAGGGCTATTTCGTTATTTTGAATAGATACTCCTCAACCGTTCCGCCTTCTCCTCCAACATTGCTCTTGAACCTTTGGTGTATAAGGCACTCGAAGTCTACACGCCCAAATTCTGAGAAAAGCTGCATCAGTTCTTCTTTGCTAAGAAGCCCATCCTCGCTGTAGCTAATAAGAAAGGTTTGACATTGCATTCCGCCAATAATTTTCCTGAACGAGTCACGTACTCGAAGCTTTGAACAAAAGTCAGAATATTGGTCACGCCACGGCCTCAGTCCACTTACCCCAATAGCCTCAGGAGCGTCGCCACGGGCAATTGTTTCAATAATGTGATAGTTGGCCGCATACTGTCGCTTCATATATGGAGGGTCAATATAGCAGAGGTCGGCGGAAATAGATTGAGCGAGATCCTCGGCTTGGCCCTGATAAACATCATGATCTGTAGATATGCCCCACAGAAATGTTGACGGTCGAAGTGCGAGTGGGGCAAGTGAGGAGTTGCTCCATGTCGACCGGTAGTGTCCATAGGTGCCAGCAATATTCGCTACGCGATTTGCCGCCAGAACCAAGTCATGACGAAGAAGCGAATTCTCTAGATCAGTGATTTTTCCCAGCGAACGCCACTCATTGATTTGTTGTGTAATTGCATCAATCGATGCGGCGTTTTCCGGCGAAAAATACATTCGCGGTCGTTCGCCGTTGTTAGGCTGGCCTTCAGGCGAGTACTCGCGGAAAAAATGCCCAGATGTACGTGGGAGCGACTCAAGGTGTTTTAGCACCCCCAAGTAGCCGTCCTTTGAAACAGTGTCGAACGTAGGGGGGCGGTCAAGTTTCAGCCGAATGCAAGCGTGTTGAAATGCATACGACATCATATCAGAAGCTACTACTCGATAGCCGGCAACGCGTAATGCTTCAGATACACTCGCAGTTCCACACATAAGGTCGGCGACAACAGCACCTTTTTGCACAATGCCGCCTATGCGATCAATAATAGGGCGAAGAAGCCGCGATTTATTCCCGATGTAGCGATAAGACATTTAGTCAGCCCACTGCGGCATGACGCAAAAACGACTGTCCAACTGTAATGCACGTATCGGTTCAAGTGACTCGGCTTGGCTGAGAACGCGTTCAACCCAAGAATATGAGTTATTGTCAAAACCAAACTGCGCAGCGACAAGCCCTTCGATTTTTGCATCAAGTTTCATTGTCAGTTCATCCTTGACCAGCGCTTTGTCTACTAGAGCAGCAATTGCTTGGGCCTGCTTCCAACTTTCAGTGCCTTGAACTGGCAGAGGGATGGGCAAACCAGCAATCACTTTCTGAGTTATATAGGGGTGTGATCGCCATTCGTTGTCGCCGTTTGTTCTGAGATGGTAGGCTAGAAGTGTGCGCGACCCCAAGACGCCCAAACAATAGGAAAGGAAGAATGGAGGCACTTCCAAAGCGGGATTTTCAAAGTAGTGAAATACAACTTGATTTGTCATGCTAGGCTGATTGACGATGGCAGCCTTTATTCCAATTCCAGTTTTTCTGATCAAAAGCCTGCGGCGGCTGTAAACATCTTGCGACTTGTAGTTTATTCCGCGCACCGACTTCTCGATGTAGCGACTTGGCGACGCAAAGTAACGACCAACATCTTCCCCAACGAGAAACGGAAAAGAATCTGAATTGCTCGGCTCGTCGTTTACAATTTGCATCTTGCGAAAGTCGAGTGACCCAGACGTATGACC